CAGCGTTATAAAACACATAAGCCACATCTAAAAAGCCTCTCCTGTAGAAAAAGTTATGCATGCGAATGCATTCCTTTATCGTCAAAGAGGTCTTTAGATAAATTGGCCTAACGTCTATGCCGCCTAAATAGTCCTTGCCACAGCTCTCACGGAACTTCGATTCGCCGAAGAAACTCTTAGAAGAGTTTACGGTAAACCCAAGTTCGTTACATGCCTCTCTAAAGTTCGAAATATCATTCGTAGGGATAACTAAATCATCCCCATAAACAGATATATTCTTACCGTAAAGAGTCAAGCAGAGTGCAGTAAAAATGAGCGACTCTAACTCGAACGTGTAACCATTACCCATTGAACTCCACTTGTGAAGGTAGTGAGAACTACCCTCGTGAATGTAGTATGGGCTACGGCACTCGTATAGAGCGAAGAACCACTCATCCGGCAGTAACAATCTGACAAGCTCGAAAGAGATCGAGTCAGATGCGCTCTTCATATCGACGGTTGCGAAGCTTCCATCAAGACTTGCCTTCCTGGCAAGTTCTTGGTTAATGCTTTGGTCGTCGAGCCTAACGCCATTAAGCGCTAAACGGTTCCGAATTAGGCCGCCATATCCTTTCTGTAAAACAGAATTGATAAGCGGTTCAATAAGGATTGGCCTATGGGTCAAAGCGTCTTTAGGCACGAACGCAAGTTCTCCACCATCAACTAACTTAGCTTTACTAAGTTGATGCCAATGAGGGAACTGAGCAATCATCTCAGGGATGAGATGAGCTACGTTCGAGGTGAGCGTGGGTTCGACAGATAACTTACGTCGAACGCTAGTTAGTCTTTTACAACCAACATTTGCTCCAGGTCCGAACGAAAAATCGATAGAACCTACATCTGGAAGATCACCAAGAATCGAAGAAATTTTACCACGCATAGAGAAAATCAATGCATGGGCACTAGTATTAACTAATGCTCTTCGGTCTCGGAGTCTTTCATTAGTAAGTTCGCACGACTTTTCGCATGCAAGGAATGTCTCAAGAGCTTTCGCTTTTGGATCCGACATGATTGGCAGATCAGCATTCTTCGAAAAGAATGCCATAGTCTGCAAATCGAGTCTGAGAGCATGGGAGTCGAGATAACCGTTTGGGTCAATTTTATTAGAAATAAAATCGTCCCAAGTAGTTCGGTTATTAAGCCTTTCATCCGCATGCCCTCTATAGACAAACATTGCTTCGGTTATAACTGCCACAGTTTCGTTCCACGAAAACCGCTTTTCAAAGTCTTTATAAGACATTTGATTACTTCCTCTTGTTAAGAAAGAATAAACTATACCTGATTGTTAGTAAGGTATAGCGAAGTCTTCAACTGCTTCAGTTAACTGACTATTATACATCAGTGAAGCGAGCAGTACTCGAGCATTCTTACGTTGAGCAGCAGTACTCCGTAAAGGCAGTATGAACTCAGCGCTAGCAATGATAAAGTAAGCGACTTTCGGGGGGGCAGCATAACCACTGGAGTCAACGCCAGTTGAGTTATTTTCGAGGGAAGGCACTTTTAAAGTAACCTTCAGACGATTTAGACCATCAGCACCAGTACCTTCCTTCATGCTAAATAGGATCATCTCTTGGCCAATCGTAGGGACAGACGTGTCTGCCTTATTACGATAGGTTGGAGGGACGGTCTTCATAGGCGTGAAGGTGTGGTTAACGGGTGTTGATTGTCCGTCAGCGATGACTATATTACTAATAGTAGCCATTGTTGTTTTCCTCGGGAGTTTTTCCCATAAAAGTTAAAAGAGGTCCTCACGGACACGTTTTGGATTGAACGGAGTGTCATCTACATCTTGTCCACTATCCTTACAGTAATTTGTTGGTAAGCATAAAGAATTATACTAAATCCTGGACTCGAAGTCTCATGAATTCGATCTAGTATTGGTCTTTTCTTAATGTACCATTGGCTGTAGAATAGTGCCTCTCTTGACGCTATAAAGAAGGAAGAGGACTTTTAGTCCAGGCTTTCTTCTTTGAGCTAGAGCGGCGAGTTTGAGTGCCTTCAAGGGCTCGAACACGGGTAGATGCTAACAACGAGGTCTTCACGAGTTTCTTAAGGAGTTCGTCAAGGCGAAAAGTAAGCCCTGAAGGAATCCAGTCAGAAACAGACGACGGTAGGTTCTCAAAATGCACACGAACTAGATGAGTTTCAGCTTCGACCTGTTCTCCGAAGAGGACTAAGTCGTGGCGTCCACCCAAATAGGCATTCGTGTGATCTACCGTTA